ATGTCAGGCATTCACCCGCATGCGGACCCGGACGAGGCACCGCCAGACCGGGCTGCTGCGCTGAAAATCACGATAGGGATCGTGGACCTTCAACTGAGGATCATGAAATCCGAACTCATCGAAATCCAGATTCGGCTATCCGAGGGCGATCAGGGTGCCATCCGCGATGGCGCGCGTCTGTTGTCCGATATCCGGTACTGGCTGAAACAAGCCCATGACGTGGAGACCGAAATTGAAACATATCGCAAGGCAAATGAAGGTATCGCTCATGACTACGCCATTGATTTCGACGCCGCCCGATCTCAGGTCCGGTGTCGACTGGATCGCTTGCGCGACTGCCGCGGTCCAACGGTCGTTTCTTGACGAGCTTACCGAGCCGGAACTGCTAGCCTTGCCTTTCATGTTCGATTTCTGGGCGATGCCGCATCAATTGCCGCCTGCTGGCCAGTGGCGCTCATGGGTGATCATGGGCGGGCGGGGTGCGGGTAAGACACGGGCAGGGGCCGAATGGGTACGCGCCTGCGTCGAGGGCGCGCGCCCCTCTGATCCGGGGCGCTGCCGCCGCATTGCACTGATCGGCGAGACGCTGGATCAGGTGCGCGAGGTGATGGTGTTTGGCGATAGCGGCATTCTGGCCTGCTCGCCGCCCGACCGGATGCCGATCTGGCATGCAACGCGCCGGATGCTGATCTGGCCCAACGGGGCCACAGCGCAGGCGTTTTCTGCGCATGAGCCGGAATCCCTGCGTGGTCCGCAATTCGACGGGGCATGGACGGATGAGCTGGCCAAATGGAAGAAGGCGGAAGCCACATGGGACATGCTGCAATTCGCCTTGCGACTGGGCGATACGCCACAGGTCTGCGTGACCACGACACCGCGCAATGTGGAGGTGTTGAAAGACCTGCTGAATCTGCACAGCACCGTCGTGTCCCATGCCCCGACCGAAGCCAATGCCGCAAACCTTGCAAACTCGTTTCTGGAGGAGGTCCGCATCCGCTATGCCGGATCACATCTTGAGCGGCAGGAACTGGACGGCGTTCTTCTGGAAGACACCGAGGGCGCGCTCTGGAGCAGGCAGCAACTGGATAGCCTGCGGATAGCGCAACTGCCGGATTTTGACCGGATTGTCGTCGCGGTTGATCCCTCGATCACATCGAACGGCCGTTCGGATGAATGCGGGATCGTGGTCGTCGGCGCGGTGACACGGGGGCCCGTGCAGGACTGGCGCGCCTATGTGCTGGAGGATACGACGATTGCCGGGGCCAAGCCGACGGTATGGGCGGCGCGCGCTATCGTCGCCATGGAAAAATGGGGGGCAGACCGGCTGGTGGCCGAGGTCAACCAAGGCGGCGAAATGGTGGAATCCGTGATCCGCCAGATCGACCCGATGGTGCCATTCCGCAAACTGCACGCCGCGCGCGGCAAGGCGGCGCGGGCAGAACCCGTGGCGGCGCTCTATGAACAAGGGCGGGTCCAGCATTTTGGGGCTTTGGGCAGGCTCGAGGACCAGATGTGCGCCATGACCGCGCAGGGCTATACCGGTAAGGGCAGCCCCGACCGGCTGGATGCGCTGGTCTGGGCACTGCACGAGTTGATCATCGAGCCTTCGGCACAATGGCGCCGTCCACAGGTGCGCGCGCTCTGATCCGGAATTGTTAAGCTTTTCGTCAGATTGTCTGCTCATGGGTTCGAGGGTCCCCGTCCGGCGCAAAGAAGCCGGATAGGGTGCCCCGGACAGCGGGCCGGATCAGGGAGTGTGGCATGGTTTTTCAATTCCTCAAGCGCGGTGCCGTGCAGGCGGTACCCGAACGCAAAACCAGCGCCACCGGTCCGGTTCTGGCCTTTCAGGGCGCGGGCCGTGTGGCATGGAGCCCGCGTGACACGGCCTCGCTGACGCGCACGGGCTATACCGGAAATCCGGTTGGCTTTCGCTGCGTCAAGATGCTGTCCGAGGCGGCGGCGGCCCTGCCGCTGGTCTTGCAGACCAACGGGCAGCGGTTCGAGAAACATCCGGTTTTGGCCCTGCTGGGCAATCCCAACCCCGCGCAGGGCCGCGCCGAACTGCTTGAGGCGCTCTATGCCCAAATGCTGCTGACCGGAAACGGCTATCTGGAACTGGTCACCTCTGATGCGGGCGCGCTGTCGGAACTGCATGTCCTGCGTTCTGACCGCATGAGCCTGATCCCCGGCGCGGATGGCTGGCCCGTGGCCTATGATTACACGGTTGGCGGGCGCAAGCACCGCTTTGACGTGACGGGGCTGCTTTGCCCGATCTGCCATATCAAAAGCTTCCATCCGCAGGACGACCACTACGGCTTTTCGCCGATGCAGGCGGCTGCGCAGGCGGTGGATGTGCATAACGCGGCCAGTCGCTGGTCCAAGGCGCTGCTGGACAATGCCGCGCGCCCGTCTGGGGCCATCGTCTATCGCGGGGCCGAGGGGCAGGGCAGTCTGAGCAGTGATCAATATGACCGGCTGGTCTCCGAGATGGAAAGCCACCATCAGGGCGCGCGCAATGCGGGTCGCCCGATGTTGCTGGAAGGCGGGTTGGATTGGAAACCGATGGGTTTTTCCCCCTCGGACATGGAATTCCAGCAAACCAAGGAAAGTGCCGCGCGCGAGATCGCGCTGGCCTTTGGCGTACCGCCGATGCTGTTGGGCATTCCCGGCGATGCGACTTTCGCGAACTATCAGGAGGCGCACCGGGCCTTTTATCGTCTGACGGTTCTGCCGATGGCAACGCGCGTGGTGGCCAGCCTTGCCGAATGGCTGTCGCGCTTCACCGGTGAGGCGCTGGACCTGCATCCCGATCTGGATCAGGTGCCCGCCTTGGCCGCCGAGCGCGAGTCGCAATGGCGCCGCGTGGCCGAGGCAGCTTTCCTGAGCGATGCCGAAAAGCGTCAGTTACTGGGGCTTCCGGCGCGCCCGATTGGGGATGATGGCACCAAAGGTGCGGATGCATGAGCGATCCCCGCGCCAGCCCGCGCGAACCCGCACGCTACGGGTTTGAAGCTTTCGATTGCGCCCCCGCCTTGCGGCTGGAGGCCCATGAGCGGGTATCAAGCCTGCATATAGACGGGCTGAACCGGCGCGCCGAGAAGCTGGAGGCGCTGGTCGAGAAACTGGAGAAACGGTTGTGGCTGGCGGTGTACGGCGTTGTTGCCGTGGTGCTGGCGCAAACATTTCAATCAATCATCACAGCAGCCCCGCTGGTGGGCCTGCCATGAAAGGAGAGGCGATGGACACAGGGCTGGAGCACAAGTTATGCCGCCCAGAGGTTGGGCTGTGCCTGACCCAGGACGGTGCGGGTCTGGTGATCGAAGGCTATGCAAGCCTGTTCGACGCAACGGATCAGGGCGGCGATGTCGTGGCGCGCGGTGCTTATGCCGCCTGCCTCAAGACAATGGCGGCGCAGGGGCGGCGCGTCAGGATGCTCTGGCAGCACGACCCGGCGCAACCGATCGGCATCTGGGACGAGGTGTTCGAGGATACGCGCGGCTTGCGCGTAAAAGGCCGTTTGCTGGACAGCGTCGCAAAAGGCCGCGAGGCGGCGGCGCTGATTTCGGCAGGCGCGATCGAGGGGCTGTCGATCGGCTATCGCACGATCCGCGCCACGACAACGGACAAGGGCCAGCGTCTGCTGACCGAGCTTGATCTGTGGGAAGTGTCCTTGGTGACCTTTCCGATGCTGCCTTCGGCCAAAGTGTCTGCCAAGGGTGGCGCACTGTCGGACGAGGGGCTGCTTGATCTGGTGGCCCTGTTCCAAAACGGCCGCACGATGCTGATGCAAGACTGATCCGGCAAGCGTCACCACAACAGGAGAAACGAAACCATGACAACCGAGCTCAAGCCTCGGACCGGGGAAGGTCTGACAAAAGACCTGCCTCTGGCATCCGGAATGACACCCAATCTGAAAAGTGCATTTTCGGGTTTCATAAGCGATCTCAGAGGCTTTCGTGCCGATATTCACAACCGACTTCAACAGCAGGAAGAGCGACTGACCATGCTTGATCAAAAATCCTACGCACCACGCGCCAGAATATCACGGCCCAACTTGTCGGCCCAATCCGAAGGCGAAGCCCCGCATCAGAAGGCTTTTGCCGCCTATTTGCGTTCGGGCGATGACGACGGGCTACGCGGTCTGGTACTGGACAGCAAGGCGATGAGCACCGCAGTGGCGGGCGATGGCGGCTATCTGGTCGATCCCGAAACATCCCAGCGTATCCAGTCTGTGCTGACCTCGGGCGCATCGGTCCGCGCGATTGCCAATGTCGTGCAGGTCGAGGCGACATCCTATGATGTGCTGGTTGATCATTCCGATATCGGCCATGGCTGGGCCACGGAAATCGGCAGTACGGTGGAAACCGGCACACCGGTGATCGACCGCATCACCATCCCGCTGCACGAGCTGAGCGCGCTGCCGAAAGCAAGCCAGCGCCTGCTGGATGACAGCGCCTTTGATCTGGAAGGCTGGCTGGCGGGCCGTATCGCCGACCGCTTCGCCCGCGCCGAGGCCGCGGCTTTTGTCAGCGGCAACGGGATCGACAAGCCGCGCGGGTTTTTGACCCATGCGACTGTCGACAATGACATCTGGGTCTGGGGCAGTCTGGGCACTGTGCCGACAGGGGTGGACGGTGCCTTTGCCGGGGCCGATGCCATCGTCGATCTGGTCTATGCGCTGGGGGCGGCCTACCGCGCGCGGGCTGTGTTCGTGATGAACTCGAAAACCGCAGGCGCTGTGCGAAAGATGAAGGACAATGACGGCCGCTTTTTGTGGTCCGACGGTCTTGCAGCGGCAGAGCCTGCGCGGCTGCTGGGCTATCCCGTCCTGATCGCCGAGGATATGCCCGATATCGCCAGCGGCAGCCACGCCATCGCTTTTGGCGATTTCGCGGCAGGCTATACCATCGCCGAACGCCCTGATCTGCGGGTTCTGCGCGACCCGTTCAGCGCCAAGCCGCATGTGCTGTTCTATGCCACCAAACGCGTCGGCGGCGATGTCAGCGATTTTGCGGCAATCAAACTGCTGCGTTTCGCCATCGCCTGATGTCAGCCATCGGAAGGCCGGACCATCGGTCTTTCGTCGCGCGCGCCGCGAACTCATGACGCTGTCCTGCTGCTCCCCCGTCCGGGCAACGTATGCGGCGCGCGCACCCTCGCCCTTGTGGGCGGGGTCTGCGCTGAAGGGCCAAGTGGCCGAAATATTGGAGACATTCCATGATGTTGACAGAAGAAACCACGCTGCCCGCTTCTGTGCTGCCGTTGTCAGCCTTCAAGGCGCATCTGCATCTGGGCACGGGGTTCACCGAGGCCAGCCTTCAGGATGAACTGCTCGAAGGCTTCCTGCGCGCAGCACTAGCCGCGATCGAGGCGAGAACCGGCAAGATCCTGTTGGAACGCGGCTTTGTGCTGGAGATTGCGCAGTGGAGCGACGCAAGATGCCAGCCCCTGCCACTGACACCGGTGACGCAGATCACCGATCTGGTATTGCGGAACGCCCAAGGCACCGATGGGCCGGTTTCTGTGGCGTTCTGGCGGCTGGAGCGTGATATGCAGCGATCCAGCCTGTGTGCAGCGGGGGGCGTTCTGCCAGCGGTGCCTTATGGCGGACGGGTGATCGTGCAACTGTGGGCTGGTATGGCCGCAAGTTGGGGCGATTTACCTGCCGATCTGGCACAGGCCGTCCTGATGCTGGCCGCGCATTTCTATGAATACCGGCAGGACACGGGTTTAAGCCGTGGCTGTATGCCCTTTGGCGTGTCCAGCCTGATCGAGCGCTATCGCGGATTGCGCATGTCGCTTGGCGTATCACCATCCGGCGGTGCGCGATGAGAAGGCCGCAGTTGCGCCGCCGCATGCAGCTTGAGGCGCCACAGCGCAGCGCGGACGGGGCGGGTGGCTTTGCCGAAATCTGGCAAGCGCTTGGCGAAGTCTGGGCCGATGTTTCCTCGATGCAGGGGCGCGAAACGGCCGTTGGCGGGGCGGCCATGTCGCACAATACACAGCGTATCATCGTACGCGCAGCGCCTGACGGATCAGTGATGCGCCCGCGCCCTGATCAGCGTCTGCGCGAGGGCACGCGCATCTTCACCATTCTGGCAGTCGGCGACTACGACCCTGCCGGACATTATCTGACCTGTTTCACGCGCGAGGAGGTGGCCCGATGAGCTATACCAGTGCTGCGGCCCTGCAACAGGCTGTTTTTGTCCATCTGAGCGCTGATCCGGCTGTGATTGCGGCACTTGACGGGGCGATCTTTGACGCGCTGCCCGCAGGAGTGGTGTCGCCGCTTTATCTGAGCCTTGGGCCGGAGGTGGTACTGGATCGCTCGGATCGATCCGCCGCAGGGGCAGAGCATGATTTCACCCTCTCGGTGATCGCGGATACCGCAGGGTTCCAACAGGCCAAACTGGCTGCAGCAGTGGTTTGTGACGCACTGGTGGAACCGGATCTGGTGCTGGCACGGGGGCGGCTTGTGTTTTTGCGCTTTGTCCGCGCCACAGCAAAGCGTGACGGCGCAGGCCAGCGGCGACGGATCGATCTGACCTTCCGCGCGCGTCTGGATGACATCTGAAACTCAATCAACGAAAGGGGACGCCATGGGTGCCCAGAACGGCAAGGATCTTTTGGTCAAGGTGGATCTGACCGGCGACGGACAGTTCGCCACATTGGCGGGGCTGCGCGCCACGCGGGTCAGCTTCAACGCGGAAAGCGTCGATGTCACAACCCTTGAAAGTCAGGGCGGATGGCGCGAATTGCTGGCGGGTGCCGGCGTCAAATCGGCAGCAATCAGCGGCTCTGGCGTGTTCCGCGACGCGGCCAGCGACGAACGCGCGCGGCAGATCTTCTTTGACGGTGAAACGCCTGTCTTCCAGATCGTGATCCCCGATTTCGGCATCGTCGAGGGGGCGTTCCAACTGACCAGCATCGATTATGCAGGCTCGCATAATGGCGAGGCCACCTATGAGGTCTCGCTGGCCTCAGCCGGTGCGCTTGGCTTCACGGCGCTTTGACATGGGGCAGAGCGGGGGCAATCCATGGGCGGGCGAGGTCGCGCTGCAGATCGACGGCCAGCGCCATGTACTGAAACTGACGCTGGGCGCCTTGGCCGAGCTTGAGGCGAGCTTGGGCGAAGACAGTCTTGTCGCGCTGGTCTCCCGTTTTGAAGGAGGCTGCTTTTCCAGCCGCGATGTGCTGGCGCTGATCGTGGCAGGTCTGCGCGGTGGTGGCTGGCAAGGCGCACCCGCCGATCTGACAAGTGCCGAGATTGAGGGCGGTCCTATCGCAGCGGCCCGTGCAGCGGCCACGCTGCTGGTGCGCGCCTTCAGCCTGCCGGATGCGGAGGGCGCAGCATGAGCCGCATGGACTGGCCCGGTCTGATGCGGGCAGGTCTGCGCGGATTGCGCCTGAGCCCCGCCAGTTTCTGGGCGCTGACGCCTGCCGAACTGGCGCTGATGCTGGGGCAGGGTGCCGCGCAGGCCCCGATGGGGCGCGGCGGGCTTGACCGTTTGATGCAGGCCTTTCCCGATCCCAGGACCCATCCCATGAAAGGACACCACGATGACTGACTTTGACGCGATCAACAGCCTTCAGGATCAGGTCATTTCCCTTGATACCAGCTTGGGCGCAGCCGCCAATGTGGCAGGTGCCTTTGACGGCGAATTGCAACGCATGCGCCGTGCGCTGGCCGATACTGGGCGCGATCTGGGCACGCTCGAACGGGGCTTCAGCGGCGGATTGCGGCGGGCATTTGCCGGGTTGGCCTTTGACGGCATGAAACTGTCCGATGCGTTGAAAACCGTGGCCGCCAGCATGGTCAATACCACCTACCAGTCGGCGTTGCGTCCGGTCACGGATCACGCGGGCGGGCTGCTGTCCAAGGGGATCAGTGCGCTGATGGGCGGTGTTCTGCCCTTTGCCAGCGGCGGCAGTTTCGCGCAGGGGCGCGTCATGCCTTTCGCCAGCGGTGGCGTTGTCTCGGGCGCGACCATGTTCCCGATGCGCGGCGGCATGGGCCTGATGGGCGAGGCGGGACCAGAGGCGATCATGCCGCTGGCGCGCGGGCCGGACGGCAAACTGGGCGTACGCGGTGGCGGCGGCAATCCGGTCAACGTGGTGATCAATATCCAGACGCCGGATGTTGCGGGCTTTGAACGCTCGCAATCGCAGATCGCGGCGCAGATGGCGCGTCTGCTGGGACAGGGCCAGCGCAACCGTTAAACCATGAGGAATCAATCCATGAACTTTCACGAGGTGCGGTTTCCCGCCAGCCTGAGTTTCGGATCACTGGGCGGCCCCGAACGGCGCACCGATATCGTCACTCTCGCCAACGGGTTTGAAGAGCGCAACACCCCTTGGGCGCATTCGCGGCGGCGCTATGATGCGGGCCTCGGGTTGCGCTCGCTGGATGATGTTGAACGCTTGATCGCGTTTTTCGAGGCGCGACAGGCGCAGATGTATGCCTTTCGCTGGAAGGACTGGGCCGATTTCCGGTCTTGCCGACCTTCAGGCAGCCTGTCGCCCGATGATCAGGTCATTGCGCGCGCCGATGGCACAACGCGCGTGTTCCAGTTGATCAAGACCTACCGTTCCGGCGATCAGGCTTATGCACGTCCCATCACCAAGCCGGTCCTTGGCACGGTGACACTGGGGGTCGAGGGGACACAGCTTTACGAAGGCGTCGATTTCGAGGTCGATCTGACCACCGGACAGCTCAGTCTGACCGAGGCGCCGACACTGGGGCTGGAAATCACGGCAGGCTTTGAATTCGACGTGCCTGTGCGTTTTGATACCGACCGCATTTCCACCAGTGTGGCCAGCTTTCAGGCGGGCGAGGTGCCACGCGTGCCGGTGCTGGAGGTGCGGCTATGAATGCGGATCTGGCGCGGCATCTGGCAGGCGGGCTGACAACTTTGTGTCACGCATGGGCGGTGACGCGCACGGATTCCGTAGTTTTCGGCTTTACCGATCACGATCTGGATCTGGCCTTTGACGGGATCACCTTCAAGGCGGATAGCGGCCTGTCCGCCCGCGCATTGCAACAGGCCACCGGCCTGTCCGTCGACAATACCGAGGCTTTGGGCGCGCTCAGCGATGCCGCCATCACCGAAGCTGACATCCTCGCAGGCCACTATGACGGGGCCGAGGTACGGTGCTGGCGGCTCAACTGGGCCGATCCGGCGCAGCGCCAGTTGCAGTTTCGTGGCACCATCGGCAAGATGCGGCATGCCGGCAGCAGCTTTACAGCCGAACTGCGCGGTCTGACCGAGGCCCTGAACAGGCCGCTGGGCCGCATCTATCAAAAGCCCTGCAGCGCTGTTTTGGGTGATGCCGCCTGCGGGGTCGATCTGTCCGGCCCTTCGCATCTGCTGCATTTGCCTGTTGTCAGCGTGCATGAGGGACGCATTCTGCGCCTGTCGGGGCGGGGGCATCAGGCGGCGGGCTGGTTCCAGCGCGGGCTGTTGCGGGTGACAACCGGGGCCGCTCTGGGCCTGTCCGGTACGATCAAGCGCGACAGTCTGGACGGGGCCGAGCGCCTGATCGAACTGTGGGAGCCTCTGCGCGCGACACTGGCGCAGGGCGACGAAGTCACGCTGCAAAGCGGATGCGACAAACGCTTTGCGACCTGCGTGCACAAGTTCGGCAATCTTGTGAATTTTCAGGGTTTTCCCGACCTGCCGGGCGATGGCTGGATGATGGTCCCGCCTGAACAATCCGGCGCGATGAACGGCGGATCGCGGCGATGACAGACCCGTTTCACGACCGGATCACGACCGCTGCACGCGGTTGGATTGGCACACCCTACCGGCATCAAGCCTCGCTCAAAGGGGCGGGTTGTGACTGTCTTGGCCTGATCAGGGGCATCTGGCGTGAACTGGTCGGGCCTGAGCCTGAAATCGTGCCGCCCTATACGCCGGACTGGTCTGAACCGCAGGGGCAGGAATGGCTGATGCGCGCCTTGTCGGGGCATTTCCTGCCTGCAGTGGCAACGCAAAAGCCCGGTGATGTGCTGCTGTTCCGTATGCGGTCGGGTGCTGTTGCGAAACATCTGGGCATTGCAACGAATACCCCCGGCGGCCCCGGCGTAATCCACGCCTATTCCGGTCGCGCCGTGGTCGAATCCCCGCTTGGCCCTGCATGGCAAAGGCGTGTCGCTGCGCGGTTCAATTTTCCTGAAAGGGTCCAGTGATGGCAACCATCCTTCTGTCCTCAGCCGGCGCCGCAGTTGGCGGATCAATCGGCGGCACTGTCCTTGGCCTGTCGATGGTCGCAGTCGGGCGGCTTGCGGGTGCCACGCTCGGACGCGCCATTGACCAGCGGCTTCTGGGTCAAGGTTCGCAAGCGGTCGAGACGGGGCGGGTGGACCGTCTGCGCCTGACCGGATCGGGCGAGGGCGAGGCGATTGCCCGTATCTATGGCCGGATGCGGATCGCAGGGCATGTAATCTGGGCCAGCAACTTCAAGGAAACCGCAACGGTCACCCGCAGCGGTGGTGGTAAGGGCAGCCCGAGGGTCACACAAACCACCTATGGCTATAGCATCAGCGTCGCCATCGCGCTGTGCGAAGGCGTGATCAGCGGTGTGCCGCGCGTCTGGGCTGATGGCACTGAGATGGCGCTGCGCGATCTGAATATGCGCGTCCATCGCGGCACGGCGCAGCAACAGCCCGATCCCGTGATCACTGCGATTGAAGGCGCGGGGCAGGTGCCCGCCTACCGCGGCACCGCCTATGTGGTGTTCGAGGATCTGGCGCTGGAGCGTTTCGGCAATCGCGTGCCGCAGTTCGAATTCGAGGTTCTGCGCCCCGATCAGCTTGGCCCCGACGCCGCCGACCCCGACCCCGCCCATCTGGTGCGGGCTGTCGCCTTGATGCCCGGCAGCGGCGAATACGCGCTGGCCGACACGGCGGTTAGCTATGCTTTCGGTCCCGGACAATCGCGCAGCGCGAACATCAATTCCCCCGCCGGACAGGCCGATCTGGTCACCTCGCTGGATCGTCTGCGGATCGAGGCGCGTGAATGCCGTGCGACATCGCTGATCGTCAGTTGGTTCGGCGACGATCTGCGCTGTGGCAGTTGCACGATCCGCCCCAAGGTCGAACAGGCGCAGGTGGACGGGCAGCAAATGCCGTGGTCCGTGTCTGGCCTGTCACGCCCGCAAGCGCAGATCATCGCGCAACTGGATGGACGGCCGGTCTATGGCGGCACGCCCGCCGATGCTTCGGTCATTGCAGCGATCCGCCGTTTGCAGGCTGAAGGGCAGGCGGTGATGGTCTATCCGTTCATCCTGATGGATCAACTGGCGGGCAACGGACGACCCGATCCCTATAGCAACGCAGCCGACCAGCCGGTTCTGCCATGGCGCGGGCGCATTACGGCAACCAAGGCCCCGCAGCAGGACGGCTCGCCCGATGGCACAGCGCAGGCCGAGGCAGAGGTGGCGGCATTCTTCGGCAGCGCAACAGCCGCGCATTTCGCCGTCACGGCAGGGCAGGTGGCCTATCATGGCCCCGACCAGTGGTGCTATAGCCGGTTCATCCTGCATCACGCAGCCCTTTGTGCGGCAGCAGGCGGGGTAGACAGTTTCTGCATAGGCTCGGAAATGCGCGGCCTCACGCAGTTGCGCGGGCCGGATAACAGCTTTCCCGCCGTTGTCGCCTTGCGCGCCTTGGCCGGACAGGTCCGCGCCATTCTGGGGCCAGCGGTCAAAATCAGCTATGCGGCGGACTGGTCCGAATATTTCGGCTACCAGCCGCAAGATGGCAGTGGCGACAGGTTCTTTCACCTTGATCCGCTCTGGGCTGATCCGCAGATCGACTTTATCGGGATTGACAACTACATGCCGCTGTCGGACTGGCGCGACGGGCGTGACCACGCGGACTCTGCATGGCAATCCATCTACAATCCCGCCTATCTGCGCGCCAATATCGAGGGCGGCGAGGGCTATGACTGGTTCTACCATTCCGCCGAGGCCAAAGCCGCACAGATCCGCACCCCCATCACGGACGCCGCACATCAAGAGCCGTGGATCTGGCGCTATAAGGATATCCGCAACTGGTGGTCCAATGCCCATCACGAGCGTGTAGGTGGCCAGCGAAATGCGCAGCCCACGGCATGGGTGCCGGGGTCCAAGCCGGTCTGGTTCACCGAACTGGGCTGCGCGGCAGTCGACAAGGCCACGAACCAGCCCAACCTGTTCATTGACCCGAAATCGTCGGAATCGCATCTGCCCGCCTATTCCAACGGGCAGCGCGACGAGGTGATCCAGATGCAATATCTGCGCGCCATGCTGGGGTACTGGCGCGATGCGGCCAACAACCCGGTCTCGCCGGTCTATGGCGCCCCGATGCTGGATATGTCTCGCGCTTTCGTCTGGGCTTGGGATGCGCGGCCCTATCCGTTCTTTCCGGCCAATGGCGCGCTTTGGGGGGATGCGGCCAATTATGCGCGCGGGCACTGGGTGTCGGGGCGGCTGGGGTCGCGCTCACTGGCCTCGGTCGTCAATGAAATATGCACCAACGCAGGTGTTACGGGGCATGATACCGCGACCCTGCACGGGATCGTGCGCGGCTATGCCGTGGGGCAGGTGGCCGATGCCCGTGCAGCGCTACAACCTTTGATGCTGGCCTATGGGTTCGATGCTGTGGAACGTGACGGAACACTGCGGTTCGTCATGCGTCGCGACGGGCAGGCGGTCTCGTTGTCCAAAGCACATCTGGCCGATCTGCCCGACAGCCCCGCACAGGCGCAGCATATCCGCAGCGCCGAAGCAGGAATGACCGGTCGTGTCAGATTGCGTTTTGTGCAAGCCGATACCGATTATGACCCCGTAGCGGAAGAGGCGGTTCTGCCGGATGAGGCAACCCATGCCGTTGCCGCCTCGGACCTGCCGCTTGTGCTGACCCGCGTCGAGGGTCGCCAGATCGCCGAACGCTGGCTGGCCGAGGCGCGCATCGCCCGCGATACCCTGCGTCTGGCCTTGCCGCCGTCGCTTTTGCATCTGGGTGCGGGTGATCTGCTGACATTGGACGAGGATACAACCGGCGCACAATACCGGATCGACAGCGTCGAGATGGGCCATGCCCAACTGATCGACGCGGTGCGCGTCGAACCCGCCATCCACCAACCCGCCGCACTTGAGCAAGAGGTCGTTCCCACCCGCTATTTCACACCGCCCCTGCCTGTGTTGGGCCTGTTTCTGGACCTGCCCCTGCTCAGCGGTGATGAAATCCCGCATGCGCCGCATCTGGCGGTCACCGCTGATCCCTGGCCGGGGACTGTCGCGCTATATGCCTCGGCCACCGGTGCGGGCTTCACGCTGAACCATGTGACCCGCCGCCGCGCCGTGATCGGGGTCACGCAAGATGGACTTGCTGCAGGCCAGCCGGGACTCCTGGACCGTGCAGCACAGGTCACGGTCAAACTGTCCTCGGGCAGTCTTGACGCGATCGACATGCCCACGCTGCTGGCAGGGGGCAATCTGGCTGCGATCGGTGACGGTACGGCAGACCGCTGGGAAGTCCTGCAATTCGCCGGTGCCACACTTGTGGCGCCCGACACCTACCGTCTTTCCCTGTTGTTGCGCGGGCAATCGGGCAGCGAGGCGGTGATGCCAGGTGTCTGGCCTGCAGGCAGCCTGTTCGTGTTGCTGGATGGCAGGCCGGAACAGATCGACATGCCAACCTCGGCCCGTGGCCTCATGCGCTATTACCGCATCGGCCCCGCTGCACAGGCGTTGGATGATCCGTCTTTCACCCCGCTCCAGCAGGCGTTCGACGGGATCGGGCTGAAGCCCTATGCCCCTGTTCATCTGCGCGCGCAGGCGGGTGCCGATGGTGCGTTTGCCCTCACATGGATACGCCGCAGCCGTATCGACGCCGATGGGTGGGACGCGCCGGATATCCCGCTGGGCGAGGAGGCTGAGGCCTATCACCTGCGGGTGATGCAAGGCACAGAAGTAAAGCGAGAGATCACGTTGAGCACGCCAGAGTGGCTCTACAGCGCCGCTGACCAAATGGCTGATGGTGTGCGGGAATCCTGCTGGTTCGAGGTCGCGCAGGTTTCGGCAAGGTTCGGGCAGGGCTATACAGCCCGTCTGGAGGTTTTCCTCTGATGCGTCCGGTGATGCATGGTGATCTGACATCGCTGGCGCGGCATCTGCTGGTCCTGCCATCAGCCGCGCGCAAGCTTACCTGTGCGCGGTTGATCACACAGGCGGATGCCGCCGACCGCTACCGCAAGCGCTTTGGTCGCGCCCATCCGCATTGGGGCAATGGCACGCTGATGGCTGCGGCGCGCCAGTTTCCGTTGCCGACCGAACCGCCACTGAACGATCCCGACTATGCGCTTTGCCTGATCCTTGTCCTGTCGGCCCTTGTGGACCGTGCAGCTTTCGCAAAGCCATAG